CGACACCTATCTGGCGAACTTCGCCGCGTCCGTTAACAGCTGAGGAGCCGGATAAATGGCACTGCCACGCAAACTGAAGGGCATGAACCTCTTCAACGATTCAAACAGCTATCAGGGCGTCGTGACCGCCGTCACCCTGCCGAAGCTGGCGCGCAAGCTCGACCCGTTCCGCGCGGGCGGCATGAGCGGCGCGGCTTTTATTGATAACGGTCTGGAAGATGACGCGCTCGATATGGAGTGGAGCATCGGCGGCATGGATGAGCTGGTCCTCACGCAGTGGGGCGCCTCTGACGTTCCCCTGCGCTTTACCGGCTCCTACCAGCGCGACGATACCGGCGAGGAGATCGCGGTAGAGATTGAGGTGCGCGGTAAACACCAGACCTTTGACTTTGGCGAGGCCAAGCAGGGCGAGGACACCGACATTAAAGTTACCTCCAAAAACACCTATTACAAGCTGACCTTCAACGGCAAAGAGCTGATTGAGATCGACACCATCAACATGGTGGAGAAGGTTAACGGCACCGACCGTCTGGAGCAGCGCCGCAAAAACCTCGGCCTGCTTTAACCCTGACGCTGGCGCCCGGCGCTGGCCTTACCTGACTACAGTGAACAGAGAAAGCAAACATGGAACAGAACGAAAACACCGTTGTACTGGAATTTCCTCTGAAGCGCGGCGACACCGAGATTAAGCAGATTGACGTCATCAGGCCGACCGCCGGAAGCCTGCGCGGCGTGCGCCTGGCCGATCTGTGCCAGTCGGACGTAGACGCACTGCTGACCGTACTGCCACGCATTACCCTGCCCGCGCTGACGAAGGCCGAGTGCAACGCCCTCGATCCGGTTGACCTGATTGTGCTGGGCGGCAAGGTGATCGGTTTTTTGCAGTCGAAGTCGGACGAATAGACTGGCCGCACGGCCTGACGGTTAATGACCTGATGGCCGACATCGCCACAATATTCCACTGGCAACCCTCCGAGATGTACGACATGCCGCTGGCCGAGCTGATGGACTGGCGGCATAAAGCCTTTATCCGCAGCGGAGCAAACCCGGATGAGCAATAACCTCAAGGTGCAGGTGCTGCTGAATGCGGTAGACAAAGCCTCGCGCCCTTTCAAAGCCGTACAGGCCGCCGCCAAAAATCTGTCGTCTGACATACGCCAGACGCAGTCAACCATCAAGGAGCTGGACGCGCAGGCGGGCAAAATTGACGGTTTCCGCAAAGCCAGCGCGCAGCTGGCCGTCACGCAGCAAAATCTCAAGGATGCAAAGGCCGAGGCGGCAGCGCTGGCCGTGGCGTTCAAGAGTGCCGAGCGGCCAACTACGCAGCAGGCCCGCGCGCTGGAGAAGGCCCGGCAGGCAGCCGCTGAGCTGCAGACCAAATCCAACGCGTTGCGCCTGTCAGTGCAGCAACAGCGCGAGGCGCTGACGGCTGCAGGGATTTCCACGCGCAGCCTGAGCAGTGAGCAGCAGCGCCTTAAAACTGCATCGGCGCAGGCTACCGTCAGCCTGAGCCGTCAGAAGCAGGAACTGCAACGCCTGAACGCGCAGCAGGAGCGTCTGAACCTGACCAGCGAGCGCTACCGCAAAGGGCAGGAGCTGTCCGCCAGAGTGCGAAATGCGGGCGCTGCCGGTGTCGGAGCGGCTACGGTTGGCGCCGTGGCCGCATCAACAGTGCTGCGCCCCGGCTATGACTTTGCCCTGGCTAACTCCACGCTGCAGGCAACCCTCGGGCTTGATAAAAACTCGCCTGAGTTCCAGTCTCTGCGAACCCAGGCGCGCAGCATCGGCGACAACACCGCCGCCTCGGCAAACGACGCCGCGCAGGCGCAAATCATTATCGCCAAGTCTGGCGGGAACGTTGACGACATCAAGGCGGCTACGCCGGTTACGCTGAATATGTCGCTAGCCAATAACCGCACGATGGAAGAAAGCGCCAAGTTGCTGATGAGCACGAAAAACGCTTTCGGGCTGGCTAACAGTCAGGTTGCCCACCTGGGCGATGTGATTTCCGCCACGCTTAACAAAACCGCCGCCGACTTTGACGGGCTAAACGATGCGCTGACCTATATCGCGCCGGTTGCGAAAAACGCTGGCGTCAGCGTCGAGCAGACGACGGCCATGATCGGGGCGCTCGCAAAAGAAGGCACAACGGGCAGCATGGCCGGAACGGGCGTACGTGCCATGCTGCTGCGCGTGCAGGCGCCAACCGGCGAAGCCTTCAAAGCCATCAAGGAGTTGGGCGTTAAAACCGCCGACAGCAAAGGCAACATGCGCCCCTTCTTCACCATCCTGAAGGAATTGCAGAAGTCCTTTGAGAAAAACAAACTCGGCACAGCGCAGCAGGCGGAATACCTGAAAACCATCTTCGGGGAAGAGGCGGCATCATCTGCCGTCACGTTGATGAAAAACGCGGCTAATGGCGAGCTGGACAAGCTGACTAAGACGTTTCAGGGATCCGACGGCAGCACGGAAAAACTGGTCAAGGTGCAGCAGGACAACCTCGGCGGTGACTTCAAAGAGCTGCAGTCAGCTTATGAGGCGCTCGGCACTGATATCTTTGACCAGATGGACAACAGTCTGCGCACGCTTACGCAGGACACCACAAACTTCCTGCTGAAGATTGATAAGTGGGTGCAGGCCAATCCAAACCTATCAAGTGGCATAGCCAAAATCGCCGCAGCCGGGACGATTATTGTAGGCGTGCTGGGCGCCATCGGGCTTGTTGCCTGGCCGGTTATTACGGCCGTGAACCTGCTTGTTGCCGGGGCGGGTTTTCTCGGTACGGCATTCAGCATTGCGGGCGGCGCCATCGCAACAGCGCTCGGCGCCATCTCGCTGCCAATAGTCGCCGTTGGGGCGGCAATCGTGGCCGGGGCGCTTCTGGTGCGGAAATACTGGGAGCCAATCAAAGCCTTTATCGCTGGCGTCGCCGAGGGTTTCAGCGCCGCGATGGGGCCGATAGGTGATGCATTCAGCCCGCTAAAGCCCGTCTTTGAATGGGTGGGCAATAAGCTCAAAGAGCTGTGGGACTGGTTTGGCAAACTGCTGGAGCCGGTGAAGTCCACGCAGTCCGAGCTGGCGTCTGCCGGTGAGATGGGTAAGAAGTTCGGCAACATGCTGGCGCAGGCGCTGAAAATACCCGGCGAGGCACTGAGCCAGCTGCGCAGCGGCATCGACTGGGTACTAGAAAAGCTCGGCATCATCGACACTAAATCCGACGGATTGAAAGACAAAGTAAAGTCCCCGGATCTGGTGGCGACAGGCGGCGCGGGCCTCGATACCGGCGGGCAGCAGTATAACCTTGCTTACGGCGGCGGCTCTTACAAGCCGGTTCCGTCGCCGTCTGCCGGGGGCGGGTATACCGACCGCAGCCAGAACACCTACCAGTATGAAATCAATATGCACGAAGGCATGAGCAAAGACGACGCGCTGGCGCTGATGGCGCAGCACCAGGCAAAAGAGCAGCGCAACCGGCAGGCGCAGAACCGCAGCAAAATGGGCTGGGAGGATTAAGCGATGATGATGATTTACGGCATGCTGCCGTTTATGCGCCAGACCCTGCCTTACGGGGATCTGCAGCAAAATATCGACTACCGCTGGCCGACTAACAGCCGGTTCGGCCAGCGGCCGGCCGCGCAGTTTATCGGGCCGGGCGACGAGAAAATCACACTGTCCGGGGAGCTGCGACCGGAGATAACCGGCGGGGCTGTGTCGCTGACGACTATTCGCCTGCTTGCCGACGAGGGGATGGCGTGGCCGCTAATTGGCGGCAGCGGCATGATTTACGGCATGTATGTGATCGAGAGCATTTCCAACTCCTTCAGCGAATTTTTCCCTAACGGGACGGCCAGTAAAATCATGTTCACGCTGAATCTCAAACGCGTAGATGAGTCTCTGACGTCAATGTTTGGCGACCTGAAAAAGCAGGCCGACGGGCTTATCAGTGGCGCCGGTAATCTGCCAGGGCAGCTTACGTCAGCCATCGACAGCGTGAAATCAGCGGCCGGTAATCTGGTTTCCTCAGCGGGAGGGCTACTAGGATGATCGGAATAAGCAGCCTGCCAGTGCAGGCCGGAGCGCGGCTTACGCCTGATTTTATGCTGACGGTTAACTCTAAGGACGTCACGACCAATATCAGGGATCGGCTTATCTCGATGACGCTGACCGACAACCGCGGCTTTGAGGCTGACCAGCTGGATATTGAGCTCGACGACGCCGACGGGCAGCTGGCTATGCCGGTGCGCGGCGCGGTAATAAAGCTGTTCCTCGGCTGGAAGGGACAAACGCTTTTCGGGAAAGGTGATTTTACCGTTGATGAGGTTGAGCACCACGGCGCGCCGGACACAATGACTATTCGCGCCCGTAGCGCGGATTTTCGCGGCACGCTCAATTCTCGTCGGGAAGTGTCCTATCACGATACAACCCTGGGCGAGATCGTGACGCAGATAGCCGAGCGGAATAAGCTCAAGCCAATGCTGGCCGACGGCTTCGCCGGGATCGCCGTGCCGCACATCGACCAGACGCAGGAAACCGATGCAAAATTCCTGACGCGCCTCGCCACGCTTTACGGCGCGGTAGCGGCGGTAAAGGCCGGGCGGCTGTTGTTCATCAGGCCGGGTAATGGCGTCACCATCAGCGACAAGCCGATTCCGCAGATGACCATTACGCGGCAGGATGGCGACCGGCACAGCTTCAGTATCGCAGACCGTGGCGCCTATACCGGCGTCTCGGCAAGCTGGCTGCATACCAAAGACCCCAAGCCCAAAAAGGTAAAGATAAAGCGCAAGCCGAAGATAAAGCACCTGCGCGCGCTAGAGCACCCGGCAGCAAAGAAGAAAAAGGCGGTTGAAGCCAAAACGCCGGAAGCCAGGGAGGGGGATTATCTTGCGGGAACTGAAGACAACGTGTTCACGCTGACGACCGTTTACGCGACCAAAGCGGCAGCAATGCGAGCAGCTAAGGCGAAATGGGACAAGCTGCAGCGCGGCGTCGCCGAGTTCTCGCTTACGCTCGCGATGGGGCGTGCTGACCTGTACCCGGAAACGCCGGTTAAAGTCAGCGGCTTTAAGTCGGTGATCGATGCACAGCCGTGGCTCATCAGTAAGGTGACGCATAGCCTTAGCAACAGCGGCTATACCACACAGCTGGACTTTGAAGTTTTGTTGTCGGATGTCGAGTATCAGGCAGAATCAGATGAAGATGATTCACAATAAGTGAAAGTTGTTGCTCGTTTTGGGGATTTAGGGTATTAAAGCTACGAGCTTACAGGGAGACGCCACCAATGATGCATTGTCCGCTTTGCCAGACCGCCGCACATGCTAAAAGCAGCCGTTATATTTCTAAAGAGACAAAAGAACGCTATCACCAGTGCCAAAATATTAACTGCAGCTGTTCTTTCAAAACGCATGAAACGCTGGCGGTGATTATTGTAACGCCGGGGCAGATTAATCCCGTGCCTCTGCATACCAAGCACGAATATCAGCCATCGTTACTGCACTAAAATGGAATGTCGATAAAAAACCCCGCACTGACGGGGTTTTTTGTTTCTGCTATTCGTCGCCCTTGTAAATGTGTGTATTGCCAAGCATCACAGCAGCAGCGGGCTTATCCATCAATTTACCCATCTCGTTACAAGTTGATAGCGGGTTTTCAAAAGAATATCCGCTAGCTTTGAATTTGTTAGTGACGTTGATTACCTTGATTTTTTTGAGGTAGCTTGCAGGCACGTCTTTTGTCCAGATGGAAAAACATACCCCGCTAGAGATTATTGCATTATAGGTTTCGTCATTGACGGATGCGGCGGGTAACACGACCGTGATCTGATCCTGCTTAAGATTAACTTCCAAAGGTTGCCAGGGCTTTAGCTTATTTTGCAGAGTAGTGACGTCGGATGATTGCGCCGCAACGACCGAAGAAAATAATAATGAAGTGCTGAGCAGAGCTATTTGTAATCGCATTATCAAACGTCCTTTTGAGGTGAGTTTGCCTGGCGAATCTGTTGGGGGCGGCAGTGGCGGTGAAAATGCACCGCCACTTTACCGCCACTCGAAAAGCCAGATACAAAAAAACCGCTTCGATGAGCGGCTTAAATATATGATTTTATTGAGTAATTTTGGTGGCCCCTGCTGGGCTTGAACCAGCGACCAAGCGATTATGAGTCGCCTGCTCTAACCACTGAGCTAAGGGGCCAGCGGAGCGGGGATTATAATGTATCTGTTTAGAGCGATCCAGCACTCA